GAGAAGCCTGATAGCTTGTCGTTCATGCGTGAGTGGATGGCTCTAGTCGAATCAGGTAGTGGTGAGCGAGGTATCTTCAACAGAGAAGCAAGCAAGGCACAAGCTGCTAAGTATGGTAGGCGTGATCCTAACTACGAGTTCGGGTGCAACCCGTGCAGCGAAATCATACTTAGACCTTACCAGTTCTGTAACTTGACAGAGGTTGTTGTTAGGTCTGGTGATAACTTCGCTGACCTAGCACGTAAGGTTAGGATAGCTACAACACTAGGGACTATACAGTCTACCTACACTAAGTTTCCTTACCTTCGTAAGATATGGAAAGATAACACAGAAGAAGAGCGTCTGCTAGGTGTATCTCTAACAGGCATAATGGACAACCCTTTATTAACGAGTAAAAGCAATGGACTATCAAAGAATCTCGAAAACCTTAGACAGGTTGCAGTTAACACAAATAATAGTCTGGCTGATAGTCTTGGGATTAATCCTTCAACTGCTATTACCTGTGTCAAACCCTCAGGAACAGTCAGTCAACTCGTTGACAGTGCCTCAGGTATCCACGCAAGACATTCCAAGCATTACATCAGAACAGTAAGAGGTGATAACAAAGACCCACTGACAGCCTTTATGAAGGATCAGGGAATACCTAGTGAACCTTGTGTAATGAAACCTGATCAGACTACAGTGTTCAGCTTCCCTATCAAGTCACCAACCAACGCTATAGTTACTGAGGATATGTCAGCTATAGATCAGCTAGAGACATGGCTCATGTATCAGAGACATTGGTGTGAGCACAAGCCTAGTGTGACTATCAACGTAAGAAAGGATGAGTGGTTCGAGGTTGGAGCGTTTGTCTATAAACACTTTGATGAGATGTCAGGCGTATCTTTCCTACCTTACAACGAACACACTTACCAACAAGCACCTTATCAGGATATAATGAAGAGTGAGTATGTGACATTATTGTCACTAATGCCAGAGAAAATAGACTGGTCAGCCTTGACAGAATACGAAAAAGAAGATAGTACTAACTCAAGTCAGGCGTTTGCTTGCAGTGGTGACGTATGTGAAGTAGTAGATATAGGAGCTTAGATGGACGATGTAGTAAATAAGCCACCACACTATGGTGATGGCGAGATAGAGTGTATTGATTATATGAGAGACAACATGGACACTATGATGTTCATGGGCTACTTAGAAGGTAACTGTAAGAAGTATCTACATAGGTACAGATACAAAGGTAAACCTGTAGAAGACCTGAAGAAAGCTAAGTGGTACTTAGACAGGTTGATACAGGAGATGGAAGGAAACTAAATGTTTACTGCTATAATTTTAGCCTGTAATATGACAGTGACAGACTGTAGAAGCTTTGGTACACCTAGAGTTTTTAACTCAGAGAAGGAGTGTCTTGCCTCTGTAGCCGATGGTAAACTTCAACTAGAAGCACAGGGTTGGATGATCATGGACTCTCATTGTCATATGTGGGGTAGTAAGGTATAAAAAAGGGGAGCTACTTAGGCTCCCTCATTTCTTTCTTTTCTTTCCTGATGCTGTTGTGGACCAAGATACTCTCTTCGGTCCTTTCTTTTTGGAAGCCTCCTTCTTAGAGATTCTTCCTGCCACCGACTTCGGACGACAGGCAGGATACGGACGCTTGCTTCCCTTAGCTTTCTTGCGTCCACACTTCTTACCAGTCTTAACATCAACCCAATCCTCAGCAAACCATTTACCTAAACCACCCTTAGCCATTACCCTCTAGCCTTCTTCTTTGCTGTTTTACTTAGCTCACTAAAGTGATAAAGCTTCTTACTTGTTTTACCGTGGGTTTTACCTGAGTGTAGGTCTCCGTTAGGCATCTTGTGACTACCACCTTTGTGTTCAGTTCCATCTCTGAAGTAATGTTTTTGTCCCTTAGCCATGTCTATGCTCTCTTTACTCTGTTATCTGCGCCCTTCCACTTACCACCTTTAGACTTGTACCATTTAGCGGCCCAAGCATTTGCGTAAGCTGAAGGGTATACCTTAAACTTTTTCTTTGCTGCTGCTTTAGCCCTTGACCAAAGAGCAGGATTAGTTGGTACTGATTTAGCCATTACTTAACCTCTTACTATTTCTTACTTCCCATCGCAGTAAACCCAAAGTACGCTCCTACAAGTGCTGATACAGATACAACGTAGATGTTAGCTATGTCAGCTATCAACATTGCTGCAGTCTCTTGACCAATTATAGTACAGAAAAAGATACCTGCAGGGTATAACACCATACCTGAGAGAGCAAACCAAGTCATGTTGCGTTGGGCATCACGCTTGGCATCGTCATCCTCAATTTTTCTACGTCTATCTTCTAGGTAAAGCTGACGCTCTTCGGCATCTAGCTTACCGTTCTTATCTAAGTCGTACTCTTCTACCATTATAAATCGACCCAACCCATAGCGACTAGTAAGCCTAGCGCCCCACCACATATCAACAAGAATATTACTACAGTAATAAACGCCATCTCAGCGTTCTCTTTCATGCGTTCAGCATCTATTCTTGCCTGTCTCTCCGCTTCTTTTCTTTCTTGAGCAACTTCTCTACGAAGTTTGAGTAGTTCTTGATAAGCAGAATAACCAATGTTGTTAACAATAAACTCCCTCAATTCTTCCTCAGCCTGTTTAGCCTGTTGGCGTTTCATAAAGGTGTCTAAGGCTTCTTCGTTTGTGCTACTAAAGGGACTCTGCTTCTTCTTCTCGTGAGCTTTCTTTGCACCGTCTACACTGTCAAAAAAACCTGCTAGTTCCTTGGACATAGAGGCTATTGTTCTACCTGCACTTATACCACCCTTTACAATCGCTAATGCGCTGAGTGGATCAATCATAGTTAGTGCCTCGGATCAAGCATATCTTTGTGGTCTCTATTGATGAACTCAAGTGTTCTCTCTAGCAGTGCTACTCTCTGTTGTAACTCAACTATACGCATGATACTCAAGCTCATACCGTCTATCTCTTCCCATAATTCGTCAGTCTCATCGTATACGTCTGCTTCCATCTCAGCCATGATACCAACTGCTTCGTTTATGTTGTCTTTGTTCTGCTCAATATCTCTTAGCATATTTACTTTATCAGTAGTGTTGCTTTGAGCATCAAGAACTGCGACAGTTTCTTCAAGGTTAGCTATTATAGAAGCTTGCTCACTGGCATACCAGACCATCCCACCTAAGGAACTGCAGACAATACCAATCACTGCTATATTTACTTTAGGTAATTCCATTACTTATCTCTCAATGAATACTCTATACTGTCAAGCTTTCCAAAAATTGCCTTGATAGTTTCCTTCATCTCTTTCATTTCTCTGTCATAGGAAAGTTTGGATGCTTCCATTTGAGCAGCTAGTACAGCTATCTTTGTCTCGTGTCTAGCACCTTTGTTAAATAAATGCCAACCTAGGAGAGCCATAGGTAAAATTAACCACTGCATCAACAGATCAGCCATCTCATACATTTCAACTACCATTTCTTACAAGACCAGTATCGTGCAGTCATCTTATCTTTAGCTGTGTCACACTTGTGCCTTGCACGAAAAGACTTTCTACGTTTAGGGTTGTTCTTCTTTATTGTCATGTTGGCATCTCCAAACCTAATGATCTTTTCCTTACCACCCTGACAAGCCTTGACGACAAACTTCTTGCCACCAGAAACCTGACGTTTAGGGCTGTTGCACTTCATCTTTGATTTGTCTATTTTAGCCACGATACCTACCAAATGTTATAGTTTTAAGAAAGCCTCTCCAAATTTCTATTGGTGACGGTAGCATCCACCCTAGTACAGCTAGTAGTATCATCCACATAGGTATGTCTTGGTTCAATACCTTGACGTTACCTGCGTCACCATCAATGCTGAACGCACCCTCTGACTGATTGACGTTTACGTTCTCACCTGATATGTCTCTGCTCTGGTCAATAGCTGACTGGTTGTTCTCTTTACCTATCTGTGTGTTGGCATTTACGTTAGTGCCATCACCCTTACCCCCACCACCAAGGCTTCCCATTAGTGCTAGAGGTGACAGACATCCACCTAGAAATAGTACGAGTGTTAGTGCTAGTGCTAGTCTCATATTTATCCTTTTGCTGCTCTAGATACAGCCTCACCTTTTGTTACTTTACCATCTTCATTTACATCTAAATTTTTATTTGCTTCATATGACTTTGTTCTTAAATCTGTATTGTTGTAAATAACAGTATCATCAGGTTTTCCTACTGCTGCAGGTAAATGTATCGCCATATAAATGTCACCAAAGTCTTTCATTCTACCTTTATACTGCATCAAATACTTTTCAACATAAGTCATTTGTTGCTGTCTAGTCATTTGAGATAATTCTTTTGTAGAAGTACCCAAACTTTTTGCAGTATCTTCTATGAATTGAATTAAACCTGTTGCTGAACTATTTTTACTTTTTATTGAAGGACTAAAAGTCCCTATAGTCTCAAACGATATAGCCCTTAGTAAATCTTCATCAGATATTTCTAAATTATTAGAAACTTTTTTGACTGAATCTAAAAATTCTTTATCTTCTTTTACCTCATCTGGTAAAGAAAGACTTAATACACGTTCTTTCCCATCGGAAGGCTGCACCTCATCAGCAACAACATTATCGTCAGAAGTACTAATATTTTCTGGCCTGATTTTAGGTCTAAGTGTAGTTTCAATATTTGATTCCTCTGGTTTTACTTGAGGTCTTAATGACTCACCTTCCTGAGCTATGGGTTGACGAAATGGTTCCGCTAGTGATTCAGTAGCCGTTGTTTCAGGAACTGATTCTCTTGCAACCTGACTCATAGTCTTCATTACAAGGGAACCACCTCTGACAGAGGCATTACCCTCGTTGACAGCAGCTATAGTTTCAACGACCTCTTGACGTTGTGTATCTACTAAAGTCCCACCTGTTACAGATACGTTAACCACTAGTTTTTAATCCTTACGTCACCATTGATGTCAGTGTAGTACTGACCCTTTTTGATAGAAGCAAACAATTTATCATCTGCGTCTGTTTCATCTGACCATACGATTTGCCAAGGATTCTCAAGACTTCCTGAGGATAAACTAGGATCGGCATCAACAGGTCTTATAATAGTAGACTCTATTTGATCTGTAGGTACTCCAAGTTTTTTCATGTTGTCTATGTAGAACTTTAAACTATTCGAGTTCTTTGTCATTTTTCTGTAGTCTTGAAAAGCTACATTAAACTTGAAACCTGCGTTTTCTACCTGACTTCTTTCAAAAGTTGTTAACCTACGTGCTCTATCAGCTACCATTTGTGTAACATTGCCATTGTAATGTTTAGAAGCAAAACCTTTTACAAGGGGTAATACTTCCCTGTCCATTCTAATCTGACCAGTATCAATCCTTCTTTCTAAGTCATACTCAATCTCACCCAAACCTGTTAGTTTAAAGAAAGATGACTTAGCAGATCCTGAGATGGTTGTTGAAGCTATATTAAATTGAGCCTGTAATCCGTCAATAAGTCTTTTCCTAGCTGTATCTGCTTTTTGTGGGTCAAGTGTTGTAGCTAGTTCAAGCCTTTTATAGGTATCGTCATTATATAGTAGAGACATAGTTTCAGTCTTAAACAACTGAGGGGATGTAGATATGTTTACAGTAGACTGCCCTACTCCTGTAAAAAAGTTTTCTCTA